GATAAGGAGATGTAGTAGGAATAGATAATAATGAATCTTGTTGAAGAGTTGAATCTTTTCCTAAATCAAATGGAGAGGGAGTACTAGTATCTGGTGATAAAGATTGATCACTAGATATTATATTTAAGTTAGTTATTGAAGTATTTATATCTTCTGAACCTCCATTTATAATTTGAGATATTGTTTCTGTTTCTTCTGCTGCTAATGGAGAACTTACATTGGGTGCTGGGATTGTTATGTTATCTAGGGATGTTTGGTTTAATTTGCTTGGTTGTAAATTAGAACTCATACCAAAATCAAATAAACTATTACGGTGATTAGGAGTATTTGTATCCAAATTAGATCCAGCTAATCCCATAGTAGGAAGTATGGAAATAAAAGAATTAGCAACACCCGTAATATTAGCTCCATTATTAATATCTAAACTTGAAGAAAGTAACCCATCTCCTTCTTGAAATGTAGAACTAGGTCCTAAATCAAAAACAGAAGGGGATCCTCCTAAAGGTTGTGTACTGCTAAATATTGATGTTTGTGTTAATAAGCTCATAATATTATATTTTATCTAAATTTTGTTTTGTGGTGTGTAGGTCTTTTTACAGCATCAAATCCACTATAAATAATTGTTGCTGCTGTTCCTAATCCTGCTGCTACTTGGGCTTTATGTAATCTATCTAATGCGTGTAAATGTTGTTTTCTATAATTTTTTGTTTCTTCATCGTTTTCGGATTCTTTTTTCTTTTTACCATTTAAATCAGTTCCTGCTATTATGGAATCATCTTTATCAAGCTGAACTGATCCTTTAGGACCACTTACTACTAGTCCACCTTGAGGATCTATCATACCATCTTTAGCTTGTGCTACATTCTTAGCTGTTCCTATAGCAGTTAAAAATCCTCCAACAATTCCTGTTGCTGCTATAATACCTAGTCCAAAAGGTATTTTTGCAAATGTTGTGTATATATTAGCTACTGCCGCTACTACAGAAGATACTGCTAATATAGATGCTGCTGCTCCTAAAGCTATCATAGCTACTCTTGATTCTGCTAAAAATTTAACCATACTTGCAAAACCCTCTACTATAGGTAAAACAGCTGTAAGAACATCTGCTGCTATAGATTTCATTTTTTCCATACTTTCATTTAACTTATCTTGTACGGATATTTGTTGAATATTTCTAAGTAAGTCTTCTTTACCTTCATCTTTAGCTCTTTTTGCTAATGCTTCTAAATCAGCTGATTTTAATAACATGTCAGACATAGAATCTCTATTCATTCCTAAAGCAGCCGCTGTTTTTTCTTGTTCTAGTCTATTCATTTGACTAAATGAATAAAAATCAATTCCTTGTTTAGCTATTTCTTCTGTTAGTCCTTTATAATCATTTGTTAAAGCAAATAATCTTGCTTGTTCTAAATTAAGTTGTCTTCCTAAAAATAATTCAGCTTCTAATTCTGCTTCAATAGAGCTATTAAAGTCTACTAAATTTGATGCTATATTTTCAACATCACTTAATTCCATTCCTAAAGCTTTAGCTGCAAAAGTAGCTTCTGTCAATGCTTGTAAATTACCTCCCATAGCTACTTTAATAGTGTTTGATACTTTTGCAGTAGCTTCCATTACGTTTTTAAGACCTAGTTGTACTCCTGATTGTTTTTGAGCTATTAGAAAACCTTCTATTTGTGAATCTACAGCATTATCAAGTTCTTGTCCTGTTGCATTAGCTACTCGAGCTACTCCTATTAAAGCTTCTTGAGATAATACATTTGTTTTTAATAATTTATTAGCTGTAACTAAAGTTTTACCATCGAGTTCAAGACCTGTTCCTCTGGCATCATTTAATAGAGAATTTGTTTCTGATAATGCCTTAGTAGTAGCAAATATATCATTTGCATTAAATGCTGCTGCTTTGAAATTCTGTTGAATTTTAAAAGATTCATGTGAAGAAACTGCTAGTTGTCTACCTACATCTCTTTGTAAATTACTATATTCTTTTAGTGATTTTGCAGCAAAAGCCATTACCATAAAACCTGCCATTACCATGGCTTCTTTTCTCATTTCTTTTAAACCTGCTTGCATAGCCTCCGTCTCATTAGCACCATTGACCATAGCTTGTTCCATTGCTGCTAGTCCTTTTTCAGATGCTTTGCCTAATCCAGGAATTTTTCCTAACATTGTTAAAGCTTTACCTCCCCCCTCTTCTACAGCTTGATTTATTTCATCTCTTCTTTCTTTTTGTTTTTCTACTTCTGATTGAATTTTATATAGAGTTTTTAATTGTTTTTCTAATTCTACTTTTTGTTCTTTAGTAGCACGTTGTATTTGTTCATTTAAAGATGTTTCTCGTGCTTTAAGAGAATTTGATGCTGCTTCTAAATCTGATTTACTTCTTAAAAATTTATTTCCTTCTTCATTAAAAATTTTTATTTGTTTATGATATTCTAATTCTTCTTGGATTTCTTCATTGATAGAACGATACACGTCTCTCATCTCTTTATCCATTGCGAGACTTTTTGCTTTTTCTGCGTTTTTCATTGTCATGAAGTTTGCTTCTTGTTCAAAACGTTTTCTTTGCTCTGCGCTATTTTCTTTATTACCAGAATTATCTACCATGATTTAATTTATTTATCGTGTATAAATATGAAAAAAAGAAAGGTATCTGTGATACCTTTGCTTTAAAAATTATAAGTAGAAGAAGGATTAATATTAGGTCCTTGAATTTTTTTATCCATATTTTGACCTTTTTTAGATTTTTCTATTTCTTCATTTTGTTTTTTATTATGTTCATTTATCTTATAAATGTGAAGCTTTCTCATCCAAATAGGCATGTTGTATACTTCTGAGTGTTTAAATCCACCACCACCATGGAACACTAGATCATGTATTTGGTCAAAAATTAGCTTCCTATATTGTGGCGTCAGGCCAAAAAAACTTAATACCAACAGGAATGTCAATTATCTTTTCATTCCCTCTCTGATCTACGTAGGTATAAGATAAGTCTACGTCAGGTTGGATTTTTTTAATGTATTGTCTTAATTCTCTTGAATCTCTAGCTAAAAAAGTAGTGTCTACAAATTCTCTAATAGTTTTATTATTATAATCACCATTTATAGAAGTAATAATGTATTTCATTCTTGTAGATAAATCACTATTAGAATTTTTATTTAATTTTTTAAGACCCTCTAATTCTCTTTTAATTTTTATTTCATCACTATGTGTTAATATTTTAAATGTAATAGGAATTTTTGATGTAGGTAAAGTAAAATCAAATTCATTTTTACCATCTTTAACTATTTTTTCATCTAAATATCTATCTTCTATAGAGGTTAAATCAATTTCTATTTCTTCTCCATTATAAGTAAAGGTATAATCTGCTCCATAACCTAATACTCTAGCAGCTACTAATATTGCATTTTTATCACCAATTACTAATTCATTATAATCTATAGGAGATACAATAAGTGACTGTAATAATTTATCTAATACTGTTCCTTTTTCTATTAAATTTTGATTGGTAAGAATATCTTCTTCACGAGCAGTCATATATTTCATTTCTATGACTCCTTTTTTTAGGAGAGATCCTTCAGGATAAAGTAAACCTTTTGAAGGTAATGTAACTTCTTCTGTAGGAAATTGGGGGATTGTTTGTTTTTGTTCCATAACGTTATTTTTATTTAAAACTAGTTCGGATATACATATATGTAGAAAAAAGAAAGCGTCAAAAAGACGCTTTTATTTTTATATTTATTTAGTTTATTAGAATCCTTTAGCTCTTTTACTGACGTCATATAATCCTGGACCTCTACCTCCTCCTTCAGGTCCTAATGTGGTTTGATTACCACTTCTCATGGCACCGGGAGCTATAGCACCACCACCACCTTGACAACAACCCTTAACACAATTCGGTGTGCTGGTTTGGCTCCTATCATATCCAAACATACAATCAGCATCACTTCCACATATTTTACCATGTGGACCACAAGGCAATTCAGCACCAGCACCTTTTATAGGTTCAATGGTTAATTTTTTCATTAACTCATTTTCATCTGCTTCTTGCTTTAGATTTTTTATTTCTTCTTTTATGTAGGTTCTTAATTGTGATAACTTCATAAGTTTAGAAGTTTAATATTGCATAATCCATTACTATAGTCATTGTAATATTTGCTGGAGATTCTGATGTCCAATCCATAGGACCAAAATTAGCATTTTGACAATAAGCACCTTTCATAATCCATTCTTCAACTACATCACCTACTGGGCCTAATGTTTTGATTCTAAGATCTTTTTTATAAAAATCAGAATAACCATCTCTACCTGTTACTGACTCATGAGATAATCTTACCCATTCCATTACTGCTTGTGCCCCTGAAGGTGTTACAGGATCATAAAGTTCAGCTGTAACGTTATCCCAATTTGCTTTTCCTTTGATCTTTCTTTTTACATTGATATGGTCAAGAACTACTTCTCCAAATGTAATACTTGGTCTGTCAATTTTTTTAATAAGGTATGCTGGAATTCCATCAATCATCATTAGAAACCTATTTTGTAATTTAGGTTCGAATGCTGTGAACATCATTTGATTTGTGTCTAATATTGCCATCTTTTATTTATTTTATTCTGTTATAAATATAATACTTTTCTTTTTTTTAGTAGCCTCCGCCACCACCTCCACCAGCTCCATCAAATGTAGCTCCTGTAGGCATTACATTAAAGTCAAGTACTATAAATTCTGCTGTTTTAGTTGGTTGTAAGAATATTGCTCCTACTAATTCATTTCTATCAATTACATCTGGAGTGTTATTACTTTCATCCATTGTGACTCTAAAAGCATATAATCCTTGTCTTGATTGTACTGATTCTAAATAAGGATTAACTATATTTAAGAATCTATCTCTTGTTTCTATTGTATTTTGTTCGAATACTAAGTATCTTGAAGAACTAGCAATGTATTTCTTAAGAGCTATTAGTAATCTACGAACATTGATTCTGTCTAATGCTGTTGATCTTTCTTGTAATGTTTTCTGACCCCAAATACAAACTCCTGTTTGTGGGAAAGTTGCTATTGGATTAATTTTTGCATTATATAATGAATCTCTTTCAGCTTGGTTTAATCTCATTTTAGCTTCTAATACATTTCCTAAAATACCTCTATTTAAACCTGCTGGTGCAAACCATTCTGCAGCAATTGCATCTGAAGCTGCTATAGCTCCTGGTACTATTACTGATGGTGGTACTAATACAGGTCTATTTGAATCACTGTCTAATACTTTAACCCAAGGATAATAAACAGCAGCATAATTAGTGTCTAATCCGCTTGCTTCATTTATAGCTCCATTTACTGATTTATCTTTTTCACATAAATCCATTACATAAAATGCATCTCCTCTGCTTTCTACCATATCAATTGCAGCTGTTGTTGTTGAAGAGTGTAATTCTTTAATAACACCTGGTAATGCTAACATATTAATATCATACTCGTCTTGATTTGACAATATATCTAATGCTTTTTGGTATGCTTTAGATCCAGATGCTGATGAAGTACTTAAATCAAATCCAAACAATTTTTTATCTGTTGAATAATCATCACTTAAATCTGATTCAGCTCCTGTAAAAGGATGAATAAATGGTGCTAATCCATCTTCTCCTGCTTGGAAAGGTACTGAGAATTTAATTTGATCAGGTGTTGGTCCACTTCCTCCTGTCACATCTATAGATGCACTTAGAGATTTTGTTGTTTCTCCTGCTCCATATGACGAAGAAGGATGAGCAAAGAAATTTTCAACATTAAATGCACCATGTACATTACTTTCTTGTATTTTTGGTAAAGGTTTAATCCAGTTATGATTATCTGTGTCTTTATCATTAAATTTCCATCCTAAGTATCCTTTATTATTGTATTGATTACTTAATATTTGTTCTCCTTCGTATGAACAAGATGGGAAAAGTATATTACCCATATCAGCACCTGTATCATTAGTATCTGTTATTGGGAATTTATGAGCTCCATAAGAAGCTGTTGGTACTGGGTTAATAAGAGCAGCAAATCCTTTTGGTGATAATTTTGGTGATGTTGCTTTACTAGCAACAGCATCTGCTACTTCTATTCTAATACAATTTGAAACATTAGGATAATTTCCTAATAATTCAACTTTATTCAAAGTATCATTATATTGTGGATATCTGTCTCCAATTTTTCTAGCAATGTAATTACTATCATTTGGATTTAGATTTAAATTATTATATTGTTCTATAACAATTGGATTTTTATCATCATCGTTATATCTTCTTACTATTAATGAGAATGTTGAATATTGTTCTTCACCATCTATATCTGCTGGTTCTCTTAAATTAGCAATAGATATTTTATATTCTGTGTTTTCTGCTCTACCATGGTTTAATGTGTGAACTCTAAACAAGTTCTTTTGTCCTAAACCTATTTGTGATTGTATAAATGGAGTAGAAGCATATGAATACCCTTCAGGTTGTCCTGAAATTCCTTCAAATTGTATGTCTCCTGATTGTGTTACAAAACTAACTATAGAACCTGATCCTATTGAATCTCCACTTGCTCCCATAGCACCATATCCTGTAACTGTTGGTCCTCCTACTATAGATTTAATTAATTCTTTATGTTCTGTGTAAGTGTATCCAGGAGTACCAGCAAAATCTTTTACTGAAGATTTACTGTTATTAGGATCGCTTCCTAATATTTTAAATATATAATTTTCTGCGTTTGGATTTATTGAGGCAGTTATTAATGTAGATGTTATTCCATCTCCTGAAAAAGATACATGAAGAGTACCTGCTGATCCATCAGGATCTCCTCCATCTTTTGATCCTGATGTA